TGTGGCTCCTAAGTTAAGAGTTCCTGAACCAGTATCTATCACACCATCTGTTCCATTATGCGTGAAAGAGATCCATTCAGTATTACTAGTGTTAGGATCTTCAATAGAATGAATGAACAGAGTTGGATCAGTAGGAGTTGCATGGTCATAGTCTCTGGAATTATATGCAGCATCACCAATTACTAATTGTCGGCCATAATCTGAACCAACAGCTAATAAGAACTGGTCAAAAGAACCACTGAATTGTATCTGGGTTCGGGTAGCAGTAGATAAACCACCCCAAATTATAGAGTCGCCAATAACAAGGTTATTGTTACAACGTATATTGCCGTCGGCTTCTATGTCATCATCAACTTCAAGTTTACCAGTAACATACAAATCATTACTGGAAACTAGGCCTTCACTGGTTGAACCAGTACCAATACTTATTGGTACAGCAGTTCCTGGTCCTTTCATTCTAGTTGCTAGAAGTTCTTTTACAATAATTACATCTTCTTTTATACCACTCATTTTTCTGCCTCTTCAACTTCTTCAGCCTCTTCATCAGATTTACCTTCAAGTAAAACTACCAAATCATCTTTAGTAGATTTTGTAGTAAATTCTAATCCTTTTTTAGTAGCATGTTCTTGCAATTGTTTCTTAGTCATATCACTATAACTAATGTCAACTTCACCAGCAACTTCAGGGTTGCCAAACTCTTTTACTAAAGCACCGTCATCTTGACTAAGTTTACCTTCAGCTATAAGTTTATCATATACCATTCTTCTATTTTTTAAACTCATTTTTATACCTCTTCAATGTGTACTGTACCCACACCACCATGTAGTGCATCGTAAATTAAGTACTGATCATTAGCTGTTGCTCGTACATCTTTAACAACAGCAGCTATAGCATCATCATGAATGCCAATAACTGTACCCGAATTAGTTATGTCATTACTACCAAAACTGTCAGTGTAATCGCCAGCTTCAAAGTTCCATCTGGAAATTAATTTATCAGTAACTTTAATGTTGTTGAATAAGTTTGATGCTTCCGTTGCATTAACTGCTTTTTTGAACACTTGGATGTCTGTTAAACAACCTTCAATGTAGTTTGATGCTTGAGCGTCAAGTTTACCAAATTGTAAAGTTAAACCAGAGTCTATATCATCATTAATGTTCCCAGGGTTAGTTTCAGTAACTGCTACTTCAGATCCGTTAATATAAATTTTTGTACCAACAGATCTGTCTACACTTACAACAATGTGTACCCAATTATCAAGAAAAATTACAGCATCGTCAATAGTTGCACTGTATGTAGCACCTAACAAAGTGAAGAATCTCACTTTGTTGTTAGTAATATCAATGAACCAACCACCAGCAGGAGATAAGTCTGTTTTTGATAATATTCTTGAAGTGGCTGCTGCTAAATTTTTTCTTGTTAGGAACCAGAAAGATACAGATAAATCTCCATTAGTTCCGAAGTTGAAATCATCGCCAGATGTGGACATAAAGTCGTCAACACCATCAAAACAAGGAGTTATATGACTATCGTTTTGTGTTCTGTTGACTGTTACATCTCCTTGTGCCATTATGCTTCCTCAATATGTATTACACATACTTGTAAGCCACTACCAACAGAGGACATTAACCATTTGTCATTTGCAGTAACTCGCATTGCAGTAACTGCAGTATCAATAGCTGTTGCGTCTGCATCTATAATTTGTACTGTTACATCTCCTTGTGCCATTATAAATTCACCTCATTTTTACAGGGTTTACCTTGTTCATGTCCGCAATCATGTATTTTCATACTTGCTTTTTCATTACCAAAGTTTTTTTTCTTCAATTTTATTGCGTTAATAGCAGAAGAAAGAGAGGAATAATCCTCGTCTTCTACAAAAACGTCTATCATTAGACGTTTCATACTCCTGTTATTTTACAAATTGCGTCAGCGTTTACTACTTGGATTTGGCCTACTTCAAAAGCTCTAATAGTCCACTTAATCCCAGGGTCTTCAACAGTCTTAACAGTTAAAGGAGCAACCTGTTTCCAAGTCATAGCCTCTTTAGCGATTACTACTTGAGCACCACCTTCAGTAACTGAGTTACTTGAAATTACTGTTAAGCCAAGAAGTTTACCAACTACACCATTTCTAGTTACACTGTCAGTATAAAACTGGCCAGCGTTTCTTACGTTAGCATTACCTAACATTTCACTGTAATTGGTAGGGTGTACTAACAAGAAACCATTCTGGTTAGGGTTATAGTTGTCAATTTCTATTAAAGCTTTAGCATCCAAGATGTCCTGAATAGGGTCCCTGTCAGCAATAGTGGCGTTGTTCCAAGTTGCATTTGCAGCAGTGGTATTTCCAGCATCCGCAACGATTGCAGCAGCAATAACAGTGTCAACACTTTTAGCAACAGCTCGTCCGATCCTTAATAAAGTTCTACTGATAACATCAATAGCATTTGTTTTAGCATCTTCCCAAGAGATAACACCTTCCATTGCGTGTTTAACATTTCGACCACTTGTTTTTGTCCAGGTTACTTCACCGTAAGGGAAGTTTGATAGACGTGGTACACCTTTAACATTAAGGTTTCCACCAGCTGTTAAGTCGGCTGCAGTTTCTTTATAGTATGTTTCTGTCCAAGCACTGCTTGACTGAATCATACATAACTGTTTCATTTTGTACTCTTGTAAAGCAAAACTTGTAACTACACGAGAGACATTTTCTGCTCTTAAATCCGCTTGTCCTGTAGAATCTGCCATTATAAGTTCACCCTTATAGCGTGAGTTCCACCGTTTGTACAAGTTTCAAGAACTTTACCTAATACACTTCCTTGTAGTAAGTCAGTTGCATCGGCACCTTGAACAGTGTTCTCTGTTGCAGTGTTTGCCATCATTGCACCAACAGCATCTGTACCTGTATCTGTTAAGACATCAAATACACCATCAGTATATACCGCAATGGTGGTTGCACCATCACTTGCTACTTTTTCAGCAGCCGCTACTCCTACCAAAGGAGCGTTATCGTTAGTATTAGCGATAACAGTCCTAGGTGAGGTTAGCTCCATTAGGGTTCCCTTTTCAATTCCTGTGCCATCAGCACATGTAAATGTCATTGGTCGCCCACCGTTAAATAATTCTATAATTACAGCTTCGTTTGCCATTTGTTTAACACCTCATTTGTTAAATATGAATTTATGGTTTTATACCGTTTTCCCAGTCCCAACAATTACCGCAAACAGATTCTTTATCTCTCTGGGTATCTTTCACGAATTTACGGACTAAGTTACAACGGATACACATCTTAGTAATAAATATCATTCTAGTATATGTTCAAACCCAGTACCCTTAAGTAAACTTAAAGCACCAGCTTTATCTTCCATTTCTTTCTTTTGTTCAGGAGTTTCAGATTGAGTTCCAGCACTTGACTGACCGCCAAGGATTCTTTTTGCATGTAACTCTTCTTCACGTTTTAATAAATCTTCACGTCGGTTATTTTGCTCTTCCATTTTCTTGACTAACTCTTCAGCTTTGTCAACAGTTAAGTTGTCTTTTACTTCTTTCTTAACTTCTTCTTTAGGTACTTCTTTTTCTTCCATTTTATTTCCTCTTAGTATTTTTAATTAATTCATATAAAAGAGTTACAACTTTAGTATTCTCAGCTAACTTTTTTTCAAACCTGAATAATAAGTAAAAGGTTACAACAATAGGGAACCCGACAGTACTGATAGCTGATAAGTAGTCAGTCATCTGATCTCTCTCCCTTCTTCATCAACTAGTGTTCCAGCTTTAAAGACAGGCCGTCTATCTTCAATATTACCAAACCGTGCATCATTTGCTGCATCTCTTGCAGCGAGGTCTGCTGATATTTTTGCATCTCTATCAGCCTGAGCTTTGTCTCTGTCTGCAAATTTCTGTTCTGTTGGACTTAGTATACCTGCCTTTCTTCTGTTAAAATCAAAGATGTCAGCTTTTAATTTTACAGCTGCAGCCTTGTAAAAAGTTGTAAGTTCTTTAACACCATTTGCATATGGTACGGCTGCAATTATTTTGCTCCACATGTTTGGATTTAATACTTCTGTTTGTAACTCTATTGCTTCTGATTCAGTAGTAATGTCACCACTATCTTTAGCGGTCTGAGTTGCAAATCCTATTGTTTGTAATGCTTCTTGTCTAATGAAACCAGCAAAAGGATAACTTCCTATTGCACCCAAAATAGTACTTCCAACTGTTCTTGGGTCACGTGCGAACTTTGCTAATCCAGTTAACCATTTACTTGTTTTAGCAGCAGTTACACTATTCTTTGCTATGTTTCCAGTTACACTTGCAAATTTACGTTGTACTTGTCCAGCAGCACTTTTGGCAAGTGATCCACCAGCACTTTTAGCTAGACTGGCAAAAACACCAACAGGGACAGGATTGAATCTAGTAATAATTCTATCTCTTAATGCGTTTTCTCTTTCTTCTTGGGTAAAATCTTTTGGTAAACCAAGGAAGTCAAGTTCTTGCTCTTGTTCTCCCTGCCCTTGAACTTCAAGAGATTGAGTTTGTACTTGGTCAAACGGAGTAGATGTTAAAGCACCTATTCCTTCTTCACCTTTTAATCTGGCGTTTGCTTCGTCCTGTTTAGCTTTAGAAATAGCATCTCTTTGTTCTGTAGTTCCAACACCAGTACGTTGGAACGTATCGATCTCAGCCTGAGAAGCAGTTCTTTGACTTTTTGTATCAATGCCAATACTACCTGCATCAATGCCAGCAGCAACGTCCGCAGGGTTACGATCAAATACTTTTTTCTTTTTAGGATTTCCATTTACCATTATTGAACACCTCCAAGACCAGTGTTAGTTATACTAGTATCTTCAGGAGTACTAGCCTGTGTAGTTTCAGCTTTACGGTTATCAGATAATAACTCGTTCTGTAAACTTGCAGGGAATTCTAAATCTATTTCTAAGTTTAATTGTGCCAAGATTTGTTCTTCAACGTATAATTGTTCAAGTTCTACAGTCTGTTCCCAAGCCAAATAAGCTATCTTAGCAGAAGCTTCAGTAATCTCTTGTGCACCGCCTACTATAATCTGTGGAACGCCAACCTCTTGGTAGAAGTTTTGGGTCAACTGGTTGATCCAAGGTAAAGGGTTCATAGTAGAGTTCGGAGCAATAGCACTGTTTTCTATCTCAACTACGCCTTTTGGAATGTAAAGGTTTTCACCCTGAGTGTGAGCCTTATCTGCCTTAGCTTTGAATGCAGAAATTTCAGTAGTATCATCAGTATCCAAATGAAATATTTTTACTGGGTAAATTGTACGGTGTAAAAGTTTCTTGTAATCTGTAATCGCTTCATTACGGGCCAAGATTATGTTCTCTACAGCGTCAATGATAGAAATCCCGTGTATTTCATCACCGAGCCGACCGTTAGATAAGTGGAATATATCTTCTACTTTGAATTTCTTAGTTTCGTTACCTCGTATTTTGTCAGTTTGTTCATATCGTTTAATTAGCCCTTGACGGTTAACAACGATTATCATAGTTTCAGGGTTAAGAGGTTTTAAGTTGATTAAAATGTCTTCTTCATCCCTGATAATTTCAGCATAAGAGTCACCACCAATTTTTGATACTTTGATTTGGTTAGCTAAAATAGCGTTAAATGTACCTTTACCCCACCCTTTTAGTGCAGATAAGGTCATTTCTGTGATTTCGTTACTTTTGAAACCTTTACCAATAGTCCATTTAGCAATAGCGTCAATGGCGGACTTGATTTCAGGTATTGATTTGTAGTAACCGTTTTGTTGTGTCCAGTTAGTGTTCTGGTAAGTAGTTTCATCTTGGTCACCAGCAGTTTCTAACTGTTCAGAGTTTACACTATAATCGGTAATGGTGTTCTTGAAGTCACCATATTCTGTACTTGCTATATCTGTTTCAGGCATTTTTATACATTTATTTTAAAGGGAATTGCAACAGTCATACGACTTTGACCACTAGCACTAAAACCAATAGTAGTGTCTAGGGGGTTATGACCAGGAATAATAGCATGAGTGCCAGTAGTGTCAGCAGTCCAATACTCAAGAGTTATTCGCATTTGTTCACCTTGATTAAACCTCTCTTTATCTACGGTAATAGGTACCGTGATGTTATAATTAATATTATCAGTAAACGTGAAAGTGTCAGATTGGACAGAGTCTAACTGAGTTTCAGTTGAACCGTCCCATTTGTTGAATCTGGCAATGATGTAAAAAGTACGGTTACCAATACTACCACTAATCTCTATACGGGTACTTGTTCTAACTATCATTTTACCATCAACAGTTTGAGGTAATTGTAAAGGACTAGCGTCAAAATCTACTTCTCCCCTCTTTGCCATTACACCACTTAAACCGCTTGCTAAAGTGTGACTTAACAAGTTACCGTCAGTACTACCACCAGCTAAACTGGTAGCTATAGCACTAGGAGCTAAAAAGAAAGTGTTACCAGTACTAAGGTCACTTCCGTAACCGTCAAATAAAACGTAAGCTACTCCGCCTTGGATATCTATCCAGTTATAACCAACGTTAAGATCTTTATCAGCAGGGAAAATCCCAGGCATGTTTAAGGCCATTTCGGTACACTCCCTTGAGGTTTGAAAATAACTTTACCATCATTACGCATACTCCAAGTTTTGGAAAATCCTAATCTGGTCTCTTCAGCGCCAATATCTATACCGCCAATGAAAACTCTACCCAAGATACGGCCCCATTTCTCAACACGATTATCTGGGTCAACCTCAATATCAACCATAGTGCCTAGGATTCTTTCTTCGAGCCAGTCTCGGGCTTCGAAACCGCCTTCTTCCGATAACTCAGGTGCAGCAGTATCACTAAAACGTACAGGAAAATCAAAGTCACGCTCACGCCAATTAACAGTAATTGTATCGCCATCATGTACTCTCACTACTCTCGCTGAAAAGGATTCTGTGATTTGTTTATGAGGACTTTGGAAATAATAAAATTGCATCTGGTTATTAGTAAGTTCAGGGTGAGTAAGGAAATTATGCGTCATTCATGAAAG